GCGGCAAAAAAGCGCAAATCGGTGGCGGCCGAGGGCGCGGCCAATACCAGCATCGTGAAGCCGCCGTCATCTGCCGGCATGATGGCGCTGCCGCAGATGGAGCATTATGCGCAAAAAGAGCCTGCGGCGGATAGTCGTCCGACGCCGCGCCGACGCCAAGCTCGCGCTGAGTAAGACCCCGAGAGGCGAGGGGGCGAATTGTGGCAGCTTCATCGACAGAAATCGCCAACCTCGCTCTCGCCCACTTGGGGCAAAAGCGTATTGAGACCCTCTCCGAGGAGACGAAGGAAGCGCGTTGGGCTAATCAACTTTATCCGGCCGCGCTTGCCTATGTAACCGAGGCGGCCCTATGGGGGCACGCGAGACGCACGCTAGTGCTGGAAGTCACCGACAACGATCGGGAATCTGACTATCAGTATGCTTACGTGAGGCCGAGCGATTGCCTCTCATTCAAGTACATTCTGCCTTACGAAGGTCGCTTTGATCCCGGCGCGCCGATCAATTTCGAGCGCGAAGGAGATTGCATCTACACGGACGAAGAGACGGCTCGAGGTGTCTACGTTCGACTGGTGGAGACAACCACAAAGTTTGCACCGTCTTTTGACGATGCCGTGGCGCTTCAATTGGCCCAGCGGCTCGTGGCGCCGCTTGCGCTAGATAAATCGCTGAAACGCGAAATGGCGGATGCCTACCGGTTTGCGCTGGAATACGCCGTCTCCATTGGAGCTTGCGAGCAACTGGTGATCTGGAGCGCGGACGAAGCCCAGTCCGAATGGCATCGGGCGCGCTAACATGGCCCCGTCGCGCATTGCTCAGTACGGCTTTTCAGGCGGTGTGATTTCGCCACAAGTCTTCGGCCGGGTGGACTTGGAAAAATATGGGCTTTCGCTGCGGAAGTCCGTCAATTGCACGGTGACGAAATCCGGCTCTGTCCGCAATCGGCCTGGCACTGAGTTCATCGGTGAAGTGAGGGACTCCTCAAAAGCAACTCGCCTTGTGCCGTTTCAGTTTTCGACCACACAAACCTATGTAGGCGAGCTCGGAGACGAGGTTTGGCGTCCGATCGCGGCCTACCTAGCAGGGCAGGCCAACGGGCAAATCTTGGAAACCTCCAAGAATGTTGTGTCCATTACGCAGGCCAGTCCTGGCGTTGTTACCGTTACGGCGCACGGCTGGTCGAACGGTGACAAAATTTATCCAGATGCAATCGGAGGCATGACAGAACTGCTGGATGGCAGAACGTTTACCGTTCGCAATGCGACGGTCGACACTTTTACTCTGGAAGATTTATGGGGCGACGCTGTCGATACGTCGGCCTATGGCGCGTACACGTCAGGCGGAACGTTTTCGCGCCTCTATCAGCTCACCATGCCTTATGACTCGACTGAGATATTCGACATAGGGTTTGATCAGACCGCAGACACCATGTTCATTGGACATTGGGGATATGCGCCGCGGCGACTGACGCGTTCTGGTCATGCCAATTGGACTGTTTCAACCATCACGTTTGGGCCTACGCTATCTGCGCCAACCAGTCCGAGCGCCGCAGCCACAGTGGGCAGTGGCGCGACAAGTTATTCTTACAAGATCACGGCGATCGACAACGACACGGGCGAGGAGAGCTTGCCGTCGTCGGTCGCATCAGTGACAAACGATCTTACCACGTCGGGGAACTACAATACGATCACGTGGAGCGCGGTTTCTGGGGCGGAACGCTACATTGTCTACAAGGCCGAGAATGGCGTTTATGGCCTAATCGGCGGCACAACTGGTACGAGTTTTATTGACGACAATATTCTGCCCGACTTGGGAGACACGCCTCCGGCGTCCCGCAATCCGTTTAGCTCAAGCGGCAATTATCCGCGCCTGGTCAGTTTCCATGAAGGCCGTGCGGGGTGGGGCTCGACGTTGAATAAGCCTGGCGGTTTTTGGTTATCGAGCTCAAACCTCTATTACAACATGAACGTCTCGAGCCCGGCCAAAGCAGATGACGCAGTCTCGTTCGATCTACGCCCTGGCGTCAACGCCATTACTGGCGCGGTGTCGTTGAAGAAACTCGTGCTGTTCACGAACGAGGCGGAGTATACGGTCGAAGGTGGCGGCGTCACCAAGTACATCACGCCAGCATCGCTTGTCGTTGAAAGGCATAGCGCGCGAGGTTCTGCATACCTAAAGCCGATCGCGATCGGCGACATTGCGCTTCACGTGCAACGCCAAGGCGCGGTTGTGCGGGCATTTGGGTACTCATTCGAAAAGGATGGCTACCGCTCGAATGATCTTACTTTGCTTGCCCCACATTTCTTCCGGGGCCATACGATCGTCGACTGGTGTTATCAGCAAGATCCCGACTCAGTCGTGTGGTGTGTCCGCGATGATGGCGTCATTCTGTCGCTGACATTTGTGGAAGACCAAAACACGTTTGCTTGGAGCGACCACTATCTAGGCGGGTCGTTCGGAGACGGCGCTGCCGCGACTGGATATGGAGTGGCCGAAGCGTGCTGCAGCGTTGAAGGTGATACGCAAGATGACGTCTACTTTGTCGTCAAGCGGACCATCAATGGAGCGACGAAGCGCTATATAGAAAAGCTGCGGCCGCGTTGGTTTGCCACCTACGATTCCAACGACAATGTCGACAACATTGAGGAAGCCTATTTCCTCGACGCTGGACTTTATGCCGCCACCGTTGATGGAACGGCGGTATCCGGTCTTTGGCACTTGGAGGGAAGCGTCGTGTGGGCGCTTGCGGACGGTAACGTGCAGGGCCCATTCACCGTCGCCAATGGCAGCATCACACTAACGGCTGCGGCCGATGTTGTTCACGTTGGTCTAGCTTATGTGGCCGACATTGTTGATTTGCCTGTGACGGTGGCGACGCAAAGCGGAGCGCCTCAAGGGCGCTATAAATGCGCCGGCAGCATTGTCCTTAAGCTGATTGAGACACGAGGGGTCAAGTTCGGCGATGCGGAGGATCTTGGGAAACTTTGCGAGATCAAATCCCGCGACACTCAGCAAGACTGGAATGATCCTATTCAGCCATACACAGGGGATACGTTGCCTCTTGGTGTAGACGGCGGTTGGTCGATTGATGGTTCTGTGATCATCCGACAAGATTACCCCCTCCCTATGGAGATTGCGATGATCGCAAAAGATATCGTTGCAGGAGGGCCTTAGGGATGAGCGCGGAAATGGGTCAGCAGATCGTTACCGCGGCGGACGTGGCGTCGTGGGTGCAACTGGTCAAGGCAGGCAAGCGCGCGACAAATGCGTGGAAGCCCAAGGCGGGCCGAAAGGACCGCGTAACGCCGCGGACATCATCGCCATGATCCTTTTTCGCCAGCCGACTGCTAGCGATGTGCGCCATCTTTCGATGCACATGCGGCAATCAGATCAACTTGAGTGCAGGCTGGTGGCCAACAAGACGCCGGCAGCAGCCATAGACGAGTGTCTCGATCAATCACTTTGGGCGTTTGCCGCGGAGGTGGACGGCGCCGGTGTGATCATGATTTTCGGACTGATCCCGGCAGACCTTATCTCCGACGAAGGCTACCCCTGGATGTTGTGCGTCGAAGGTGTAGAGGCGCACGTTCGGTATCTTGTAAAGCTTGCGCCAGACTTTCTTGGCCGCATGCAATCGGAGTGCGAACGCCTCTCAAATGTTGTTCACGCCAATAATTATGCTGCAATTCGGTTTCTCAAATGGTGTGGGTTCCAATTTGGCGACGCGTTCGTCTGGAAAGGTGAACCCTTCTTGCCGTTTGAGTGGCGACGCGCAGAAGAAATAAAGGAAGCGGCCTAATGTGCGTTGATCCTGGATCACTTACGCTGATCGCGACGCTGGCAAGCGCTGGTGTTGGCGCGTACTCGGCGATTCAATCCGGAAACGCTCAGTACCAAGCGGGGATGTATAACGCTCAAATTCAAGAGCGGAATGCGCAAGCCGTAGAAGATGAAAAGAAAAACGTCCAAGATGCGGCGTCAATTGAGCGTAGGCGTCTAGGTGAGCGTGTTCGCGCCGAACGCGGTCAGGCCGTGGTCAACGCGGCGGCTCAAGGCATTGATCCAGGGTTTGGATCGCCAGCGGACCTCATAGGTGACATTGAGCAAGCCTACGACATTGATCGTTCCATTCTGGGACGCAACGAATTGACCGAGTTAGGGCGGCTGGACAAGCAGCAGGCGGACTATCGCGATAGTGCGGCCATGATGCGCAGCCAAGCGAAAAGCGCGCGGAAGGGCGGAATGTTGAGCGCTGCGGGATCTCTTTTGCAAGGGGCCGCGTCGGTGTCTTCGCGCTGGATCAGTCAGCCCCTATCAATCGCTCCAGTATTGAAGGCGCCGGAACTCGCGGCGCCAACAAGCGTTGTCGGGAGTTTGCCGTCGGTACAGATGGCGCCAGCCCTTCGCATTGGCACCTAAGCGCTGACAACCCCGCCGCGACGAGCCCGCCTTGTATTTTGTGGGGTATGAGCGACGCGCGCCCGATTGCCCTTATCCCTCGGCTAGACATTGCCGTGCGCGCGCGTGAGCCAATGCGGCCGCGATTAAACTTGCACCCCTACGCCATCATTGAGCGTCACAGAAAAGAATCCGGCGCCTCTAAATCTAGTTACGCGTCGCTTGATTCAGCGTCGATTACGGGGCGCTTGTCATACACCCATGACGGCGACAAGACAGCAGCTCAGCAGCGCCGAACGAGTGTCGGCAGCGGCGCGGGCACTCCGGACCGCTCCGGTCCTGGCGGGGGCTCGTGGGTGTAAATGCCGAACGTCCCAATCATTCAAGACTCTGCGCAACTAGACGTCGGCACTGGCAGGCAAACTCAAAGCGCCGATGCAAATAGCTTTGGCGCTATTGAGGCGCGTGGAGCCGCTCATGTCGCGCAGGGGCTGACGACTCTCGCCGACCGGTTTCGACAAGAAGACGACCAACTCAACGAAGCCAACGCGCGCGAGCTAGACAATCAGCTTTCGTCACGCATCCGTGAGCGGCTGTGGAACGACCAAGACGGTTATTTCGCGACAGAACGAGGCCGCGGCCGCAATGCCGCTGATAATCGCGCCGCAGTTGAACAAGAGGTGGATTCAGTCGCCGCGGAGTTGGCAGGGCAAGCGCGAAGCGCGAGAGCGCAGCGACTTTACATGGATGTGGCGCGTCGCCGTGTAACGCAAACGCTTGGCGACATCGCCGAACACGCCAGCCGGCAGAACATTGCCTACCAGAACTCAGTCGACGAGGCTGCGTTGGCAGAGGCGCGCGACAACATCATTGCGGCTTACGATGATCCTATCGCGGTCGCGGCAAATCTCAGAACCGCAGACGGCATTATCCAGCGGACAGGTGAGCGCAATGGGCTCGGGCCCGAACTCACGGGCCGCGCGCGTGATGAGTATCGCTCTGACATCTTTTCGCGCGTCATCGTTCAGCTCGCCGCGACAGACCCGCAAGCGGCTGAAGAGATGTTCCTCCAGCGCGCGCCAGAGATGACGGCGCAAAACCGCGCCGAAATTGCCGCGCAGATGCGTGCGGCGCGTCGGCAGGCGGAAGACGCGGTGATTGATCAAGCATGGACTTACGTGGCGGCCGGACAGGCTGTGCCGCCAGACTTATGGGCGCGCG